CTGGTTTAATAATTAATCTCTCCTTCATTTTATCATAATCGACAACAAACTTTCCATCAATTGATTGCCAATAATGATTTCCGTCCGGTACAGATATTACATATTCTTTCTTTAAATTCAATTCATTATTCTCCCAACGCTTTACATATATATATTTCACTTTACCAGTTTTAATCTTATCAGTGTCTTTTTCAGCAAAGTAATCATTCCATACTCTAGCTCCTCTTATATGTACAGGAAGATTTTTAACATATGAATCAATATTATTTACTGATATAGGGAGAGCCATATCTTGAAGTTGATATTCATTCTTCAATCTTTCACACTCTTGTACAATTAAAGCATCTATACTTTCTTTATTTTTCAATCTTAATATATTTAATAATACATTTTCTAAGAATGGCTTTAACGCCTTTGGAGTACTTGATCTTCGTAGAGATATACCAACTGATTTTAACTTATCTACAGGTACTCCTTCATTGTATATAATATGTATTGCATATGCTTTTTTTGCTACAAATATTCCAGTATCAGCTAACCATTCATTTTTTATAGTTAAAAAGTTATTAGATTTATTTACCTTATACTTATAAAAAATATCACGACATATCCAATATATCGATTCATTGATATAATCTTGACATTCTTTTGATATATTTGAGATTTCTTTTAATATCTCTGGATCTCTTTCAGTTGGACTATAATTTACAATATCTTCTAAAGTAAATATAATCGAATCAGTATCATTTGTTATAACATAATCTTTTTCTTGTTCAGCTTGAACTTTATTATTTAAAAATTTATTTAATAAATAAGAACATGTTCTTATTAATAATTGTCCTGTTGTAGTAATTCCTTCTGATATATCTAAATTATACAATCTAAAACCTTCATTAGCTGTTGCACCATAGACCGAGTTATTAATAATCTTAACAGCTGTTTGATATACATTATATATATTATATAGATTCTCATTACCTTTCTCTAAGTTAATAAACATAAGTTTTTTATATTTATCTCTCGACTCCATAATATCGCTAATAATCTTAGCAATAATTGCATCATCTTTATTTTGATCGATTATTAATCCATTTGGTAATATACAAAAATTATTATCTTTTAACCACTTCTTAAGATCTTTTAAATTCTCAAACTTATCTGGAAAGTTTTTATTTCTGTATAAATCATAATATTCAACTTCCATATCTATATATTTTTTTCCAATTAATTGTAAATCTATATTATTTTCATTTTCAATATCTTTTAATAATCTAACATCATATTGTAAATATTTTGGTAATAATTCATCTTTAATATATTTTAAATCATTAATATTTAAAGCTTTAGCAATTGTATAAGCAACCATTTGTTGATAACAATCTATTTTGCCAACCAATGTCTCTGTTGACATAAGAAAAGTTTTAACGATCGATGGATATAGTGACTTAAAATCCAAATCAGATACCCACTTAAATAATCCTTTTATCGGTGGTTTAACATAAGCACCTAAATATTTGCTCTTAGGAATAAATTGTGGTTTTGAGGGAAGAACGTAATTCCAACCTTCTTCCTCTCTGCGTCTAACAGCTTCCATCAATAACATATAATCAATTATTCTTGTTTCATAAAATATATCTTGAAAATTGACTTTTGAAATATTTCTTATTGTGATAGCTAAATTTATAATCTTCAATTTATCTTCTAACATTACTAATAATCGTACGTCTTGAATATTGTATTTACAAAATTTAACAAAATTGTTTAAATATAACTCAGACGGATCAATATATTCTTCATCATCAGCACCATTGATTAACTTCGATTCTCCTAATTCTTCTTCAGCAATAAATTTAAGTGCATATGATGGTTTTTCAGTATCAGCATATTTTTTATACAACGTTAACATATCTATTACATCTATACCTGGAATAATATTGTCTAAATTTAAATCTTGATCATTCTCTAAAGCGTACTTAATCTTTGAGCTCACGTAGTTAAACGGGCTTAGAGATTCAAGCCCATTCAAACCTACATAATCAATTATTTTTCTACATATATATGGAATATCAAACTTGGAATTCCAAGCTGTTATAATATCAGGACAATTTTGTTTAACAAATTGAATAAATGAAATTAATAATGATTTAGGATTATCAAATAAATAGAGTACTACTTCACCATATTCTCTTACTTCTTTTTCTATATCATTTTGTACAGTTTTAGATTTCTTAACACTATCTTTATTTAATAAAAACCATGAATAAAATTTATTTGTATAATTATCATATATTGTAATAGCATTTATATCTGCTAAATTGTTTTGAAAACTAGGTAAATTACCGTCTGTAGTATAAGTCTCAATATCTAAATAAAAAACTCGCGGTTGTATAGTCGATGGAAACTCAACATTATAAAATGAATCACAAACGAAGCGTTGTTCTGGAGAAACATCTGCTTCTCCATGTAATAAATTAGATGTTTTATATAAATTATATGCATCTCTAGGATTAATGTATACTTTTACTAACTCTTCGCCAGTATTCAGATGTTTATAGACGATATCATTAATTCCATATTTATGATATCTAGTAGACATGTATATATAGTGATCAAATGGAATTGAAACATGATTAAGTCTATTTACTCCTCTTGTCCTATAATACATATCTATACATTTACTCGAACTATTATACTTTATTTTTGTGGGTAGAAAATTAATCTTTCGAATCTTTTTATTTTTATCAACCATATTATTTCCGGTCAACTCCTAATCACATGATTGGAACTAGTAATATATAAATTATATCACATCTGGCGAAAAAGTAAATAGTTAATATATCGTTTATTCTGCGTGAATGCTATAATCTGGTTCTTTAACAACTTCTATATTTAATTTTCCACCACTATTTGATTCATTATCATTGCTATCTTTGATTTCATCAGAAGCGCGTTGTTGATAGTATTCAAGTACTTGTTGCATATAATCTTCTAACTCATCATAGCTGATATATTCCTTCTCAGTGACAAACTTAGCTAAAGCTTCTAACTTTACAACTGCTTGGAACAATGACAACTCAACTTCTTCCAGTTGAGTTTCTAATGCTTCTACTCTCTTTACTAACTCTGTAATCCTTCTAGATCTATCACCCATAATTAATCTCCTCCTTCTATTTACAATCTGAATAACCACAACTCGGGCACACTGAACAACCTGATGCTTGAATCATTTGTGCATTACATTCAGGACACCAGTTCCTATAGTGTCCAAATTTCTCTGGTATTAATTCAATTTTTTCTTGACTATCTTGAATAATATCCTTATTCTTACCACTAATTAATAACTTATAATAATTATTCAAATCTCGAAGCATTTTACTAGCAGCATCAGGAATACTCTTGACGATAATCTCTGTGCCATCTAAAGAATCATATACCCATATTTCAGAACCAGATATATTACTCATTGTATCTATTAAATCCTTAATATCTACTCCAGATCGTAGTGCTAAACTTATAACTCTACTCAAAGCTTCAGTTATCGATTTTGAAACACTTCCAGATTTACCAGCAGAAATAAAGGTTTCAAACATTTTACCATCATCATCAAAATTAGCTGTTATATAAATAGAACCGTACGGCGACTCACACTTAGTAGTAACACCATGCATAAACTTAGGTCTAGTCTTAACCTTACTCACATTAATATTATTATTGTTCTGTTTATTTTGCTCTACTTTTTTAATTGGTTGTTCACTACGTGAACCATCTCTATAGATAGTAACTCCTTTAATACCATTATCAAAACAATATTCATATATTTTTTTTACATCATCGACAGTTGATTCATTGGGCATATTGACCGTTTTACTTATAGCACTATCAATATACGGCGCAAAGATAGAAACTGCTTTGACATGTTGTAATGGTGTTAAATCATGTGCTTTAATTAACAATCCTTGTTCTTCATTTTCTTCATTATATAATCTGTGATGGTAAGTTAATTGTTGTTTCTTTGTAGTGGATACAGTTACTTCTCTTGTCCATGTATATGAAAAATTTGGTTCAATTCCAGAACTTGTATTTAGTAATAATGATATAGTTCCAGTTGGAGCAATCGACAATCTCCTTGAGTTTCTCAAACCATTATTGCCCTTTTCAACACTAAATATCGATTTAAATAATTCTATAACGAATTGTTCATTAATAATATAATCTTGATCATTATATATATTAATAAGAGCATTTTTAAATGATGTCGGTAAATCTGAATTTGGAATGATACTCTCTACTATATATTTAATATTATCGGTTGTTATATCATAATCTTTTATTATCCTAGTTAAATAATTTCTTTCACCTTTTTCATCATCAAAATGAGGATATGGTCCCTTCATCGTGGCTATAGCAGCTGTAGCTATTAATGAATATTCTGCTAGAATTTTTGCTATATTCAATGTAAAATCTTCAAACTCTTTAGAACCATATTTAATACCTAGCATAATACACGTATCTGCTAATCCCATAATACCTAAACCAACAGGACGAATATCTTTAGTATTCTTCTCTATTTTTTTCAACGGATAATTAGTAACATCAATAACTAAATCTAAGTAATATATTGATCTTAAAATTTGATCTTTAAATTCTTTATAATTAAATGTACCATCATCAGTAACAAATTCAGCAAGATTGATTGAACCTAAATTGCAGCTAGAATCATTAGGTAATGGTTGCTCTCCGCATTGCAAACTATTAATAAAGTATAATTCTAAATCAGTACTAGTTGGTAATACCGTACATATATTATGGTATTGATCAACAGTACCATTATAAACCGTTTCTTTACCGATGTAACTTATATCCACAATCATGCTACCATAATATTGGAATAGACTATCAGATCCAATTAAATTGCCTTTAGCATTCTCAAGAACTTGACCGCAATCAATAGAGCATACAGAAATTTCTCTATTATCAAATGGAACAGAAAATTTTCTTCCACAAACTTCACAATGTTTCTCTACATAGATAGCATCTACATTAATAAAACATTTTAAATCAGTAGAATTTTGGCATCTTTCTAACTCTTCAAATAAATCAATATATATACATCTATTAAATTCATCATTAGATTTTTCAATATCAATTTTTTTTCTAATATCTTTCTTTTTACTACCTACCCATAGATAATCACCAACTTGTAATTGTGAAACTTCTTTATAACTGCTGTCTTTTAATTTAAACTTATGGTTACTAGTAGCCTTTATTGTAGAACCATCTGATAGTTTAATCTCATAGACATCTTTATCATAACCAGTTATCCTCGGATGTCTCATCATTTTAATAGTAATATTACCATCTCTATCTAAGCAATATATGGGAACATCTTTATTTTCTTCAGCTAATTGCTTGAATGACACAGCATTCCTACCATCAGCTACAGCTACTAGAGTGTCACCAGTTAGACAAGGATTTGTAGTCTCAATATAATATTTCTCATCGCTCTTTAATAGATTATCTCTGTTTACTATATCGATAAAAAATAAACCTGGATCACCATTTTTATGAGCATTAGTACATATCTTATTCCATAAATCTCTAGCTTTGACTGTCTTTACAATACGCCCATTGGTAGGTGATTTAAGATCATATACATCATCATTCTTCACTGCCTGCATAAATTTATCATCTATAGCTACAGATATATTAAAATAACTTAAACTACCATCTACTTCTTTACACGAAATAAACTCTTCAATATCTGGGTGATGAATATTAAGCATTCCCATTAAAGCAGCACGTCTTTTACCACCTTGGACTACAGTTGAACCCATTGTATTCCAATTCTGCATAAAAGATATTGGACCAGATGCTTGTCCACCACATCCACCAGCGATTAAAGCTCCTTTTTCACGTAAATGACCAAAATTAGCCCCTACTCCACCACCATATTTAGAAATAATAGCAGCATTTTTTACACTGTCAAAAATACCTTCAATCGAATCTGGTACTTCAAGAGTAAAACAAGCAAACATCATTTGATTTTTACTATAATTCTTATATATCTTCTCATAGGTATCTCTTATCTCTTCATAGTTACCAGGAGTAAGTGTTTTGTATAAGTATTTACTTAAATTCTTATTAGAACTGATACCAACACCGGCTGAAAATAAGGCAGGTGAATTAAATAAAAAACGATGACTCATCATATCATTATAAATACTGTTTTCAATGTTTAATATATATTCTAACTCTTCGTCTGATAGATTATCC